AGGTGGCACCAACAGCAGTGTCGACGTGCTGTACTATCTTGATTCGGTACGGTTCGCGACCCGCCTCTGCGAGTTTCGCGAGCGCCACTCATTCTTTGTATGGATGCTTGGCGCCCGCTACCCTGAGGGAGAGATGCAGGTGGTGCGGTGGGTTGACGGCGGCGGCGCCGATTACCTGGCGAAGGGTAACGCGCATTCGTACCACCAGGCTGACCTCACTTGGGTGAAGATCGGACTTTCGGAGATGGCCACGCCCTTTGGGCCACTGACCATCAATGTTGCGCCTCTGGCTTCATATTTCAGTGCGGGCAATTACCTGTGTGGCACGATGATTGCGTATCCCAAGGTCATGGACGAGGTGCCGCGCATCATCGCCGAACCATTAGCACTTGACAAAGTGCTCACTTACGGGCCGAGCAGCATTGTTCCCGCATTGCTGCAGTCGAAATCGGACGGCCATCGGGACTTGCAGGGCCGTGTGGCCGAGGCCTATGCAAGTGCGTTCTCTGTGGCAGATGCCCACTTGAACGCTCGCCGCGCACTTTCGTCGAGACAGCGCCGCATCATGGACAACTTCGAGTTGCACCGCAAGGGTGTGACGCGCCGCATTGAACTGTCGATGCTGCAGGAGTTCGTCTGCATGATGGAGGACGCTTGGGACGTCGTGTGCCGTGCGTTACCGGTCACATGGTCGCGGTTCGCTGAGGGCGGGCTGGTCAGCGGCGTGGGCATGATTGCCGCGCTGATCGCGAGCATTGTTTGGACCACAGCGGGCTGGGCCCTCTGGCCGCTTGTGGTGCTCGCGGTTGCGCTGCCATTGGCATGCATCTTGTTGGAGATGCTGCTGGGGCGGCGCGCCTGACGGTGTACGGCAGTGCCTGCTCTCTCAAAATCCTCGGGAGAGCTAGAAGGGCTGCTGTATTACGGCAACGAGGTGCAACGGCCGTCCGTTTTCCGACGCCCGCTCAGATACTGGCGATGGGCCTGCATGCAAAACTTGGTTGTGGAGCGTGCCGCCACCTGGACCCAGGAACCTGAGCTGGCGCCAGATGTGACTCTCAAGGAACCATGGCGAGATGAGAGTGCGCATGAACGGCCGCTGATGGTGCTTAGGTGCGGGCCGCTGCTAGCGGACCCGGGACAAGCATACGATCAGCGGCTGTGGGGGAACGTCGTCGCTGCCGTTAGCAAGAACCTGCCCACGCAAGTTCCTGACAGTGTCGAGTCGGAGTTGGCCGAAGAGTGGGACGAGGAGTTCGTCCGACGCTTGGTCGATGGCTCGATGGACGCTATCGGGGTGCGTGGAGACTCGACGGATTGGGGTGAGCTATTGGACGAGTCCGATGTCATCGCGCACGTCCGCCTGAAGGACCCTCAGAAAGCCAAGGCCTATGCCGAGGCCATAGCTGAGTGGCGTACAGGCGGGTGCGAGATGTTTCCGGACGGCGTTTGGCTGGGCTCTGTGTTCGTCAAGGCGGAATACCTGAAGGCAGGCAAAATTCCGCGCTGCATCTTCAACTCCGAGCAGCATGACGTGGTCATGGCTCACTTGGTCATCTTGCTCTTTGAGCGGTGGCTCAAGCGGGCCCGGCCCACGTTCAAGGGGTTGACACAGTCCGAGAAGGCGAAACCCTTCGAGGAAGCTGCAGCTATACTGGGCTCGGACATGCATGTCGTGCTCTTAGACGGGGAGGCTTTTGACGGCAACACGGTTGACCGTGATTTTGGCCGGTTTGCCTCCCTATTGGTGTGGTTGAGCTTGCTCTTGCACCATTCACCGCTTGGCTCGTTCCTTCGTCGGAGCGGCGTCAAGGCCAGGGCAGTCGGAGGGAAGCTGCGCTCTAGAGAGGCGCGCTTGCCCAGTGGCGTATCCTACACCTCTTGTTGCAACGCGGTCACCACCCTGTGGGTGGCGTTCGTGTTGTGTGACAAAGTGTTGGGACTGTCACCGCTGGACTGGATTGT